ATTGTTCTTGCTTCCATTCATTTCGCAGCTCATAGTTAAATCGCAGTACACCTTCATCAGTTTCGCAATAGTATTCAAATGCTTTATTCATTTGCTCATCTGTAATTACATAGTTTGCCTTATCGCCAGCGTAAGTTTTAACTGGTAGATCTACCTCTACATATCCCCAAAAAGGTATTGGCTCTAACATTTAACCTCCAAGGGCTTTAGTGCGTACTGTTAATAATTCTTTTTCCAACCCTGGATGCTCGTAAAAATCTACAAGTTTAAGGTGGTCTGAGGTCTTGCATTTGCCGTCTTTGTACAAAGATCCAGTAATGCAGTCCATTAGGTATTGAGTTTCGTGGTAGTCAGTAGCGATCACTACAGGAGTAACAACTATATCGCCTTCATTTGTTACGCCACGATACAGAGTGCGATCCTTGAGCCATTCTGTCTTAAGCCGTCTGATCTGCCAAGCTGGAAAGCAGCTAGTAGCATCAGCGCACATATAGTTCATTGCTTTTTTAATTTTTCTGTTCATCTACAAATACTAAACGAGAACTCTACATTTATGCAAGCCTATTTTTGTTGTATATATGCTACATTTTTGTGTATACGATGTGTATACAAATTTCGGACAAGCAATGTCCTATGTTTGCAAAAATAATTTATTCAAATCAATGCTTTAACACGCTTTTTTTGTTTTAACTCACAACCATGTTAATACAAATAACAAAGTAAATTTAAAACCAATAACAAAGTAATAAAAAGTTTCCCGAACGGGAAGAATGTAGGAAAAAGTGCATGAAATATCAAAAATATTCCCGAACGGGCAATTTTGTAAAGAAAAGTTTTTGGATTGTAAAGTTATAGCGAGAAGATTGTAAAGTTAAAGACTCATATAAGTATCCTTAAGTGGCTTAAGGACTCGTTTATGAGTCATATGTACAAAATGTAGGAATTTTTAGACATATATCTACAACTTGTACATTTTTCCCAGTTTTTTCGACATATTGATTTTTAGTGGGAAAACCCCTCGGGGTGAGCATCTACCGAGTAGTCCCGATACAGCATCCAGTAAACCAGATTCTAGGCTTGAGGGGTTTGTATATAAATTATACCTAGAGGTACTAAGTTAAAGAAGTCTTTAATACCTATAAGTAGTATTAAAGAAGTCTTTAGTAAAGTTACTGCTCTTTCGGTGAACGAACCTAGCCTACCTAGATTCGCCTTCATCTGCTCCATCGGAGTTACAGAACCCGTCAGTCGTTCAAGGAATAGGCACTAACTTCGCCACCTATATTTGCGCTGTTTCATCCTTTACCCCCAGTAGCACTATGATCCTAAGTCGCTGGTATGTCGTTAGAGCCTCCAACTTAGGAAATCGTATCTTACATTACATCTCAAACTCTTTGCAAGCCCATCTTCCATTAGGCTGCTTAAACCATCCTAGAACTAGGATCTTCCACCCAGACCGCACCAGCTCTGGGAGAAATTCTGACTCAGAAATCTTCTTGATCCTAGATGACATATTGGATTTGCTGGTGATCTGGATACCTACTGTTTCCCCATTACCAATAGCCAAGATGTCAAAAATATTAAATAAGTCTTTTTTTCTTCTAGAGAAATGATTGTAGGATTCCACTAGGTCGCATTTGTACCCTCTAGACTCCATTAGAGAGATTGTGCGAGCATTTTGGCTAACTGAGGTCATTCTCTGTCAATCTTCCTTCTGATGCCTCTGTGATCGCTTTGTGCCATTTCTTAGGAATGCCATTACGCATCTTCCAGGCATAGGCCGTAACATACTTAACCCCGATCTTTTCGCATAGGATCTTGATAGTTCCAAATTCGGTCATCAATTTGTCGAATGAACTTGTTTGTGGCAGATTTACAACAGTATTCATATATGCTCCTTTGTAGACATTTTATTCTACACCATCTTAAAAGTGTGCAAAAAAGCAACAAATAAAATATATTTTTACAAAGGTGAAAAATCTCTACATTTGTAGATTAGTATTTCTCTTAGCAGCACTTTTTAACACTCGTGAAGGAGTACAAGATGACACAAGAACAGTATGAATATATGAAAGGCTTTTACCCAAAAGGAACAAGCTACAAAACTATTCTTCGTTTATACAAAATGTGGAGCAAATTATGAAAGACTTTATTTTAGGTGGCTTACTAGGATTTGTAATCGTGGCTTTTGTAATTACTGTGTATGGCTTTCGTATTGGTGTATATACATTATGAAAGCCCTAATCCTTGTCATAGCAGCATCTTTGGTGGCTTGTACACCAATCCCAATCAAACGCTATAAGACCGATGTAGTAGACCAAACGCCTTGCTATAAGACTAATGACTGTCCTATGCAAAATCCCCCAGCGTTCCTGTTCTACAACAACTTTAACAATTCGTGGAGAAGATAATTATGTATAACAACGATGCCTATTACGATGCCCCTTATGATGACCAGGCAGAGCATGAAGAAATGCAAGAGCGCATAGATTATGAAATGAAGAACGATAACTATCCGTACTCAGCAGATAACATTAATCAAGCCATGCAAGATGATGGATTAATTAAGTGCCTTGATACCCTTTCTACATTATTATCACAGGGTAAGACAGCAGAGGCAGGCTTAGTCTTATCTTCTACCCTGTATACCTACTGGGAAGAAAGAACAACTCGTGAAGTAGAAGAAAACTTTTAAGGAATAAAAATGAGCAAATATCTAGAACTAAGAAATGTAGATGTATCTAGCAAGATTGAAAAGAAAAACAATCTTAGCTACTTAAGCTGGGCATGGGCTGTTGATACATTGTTGCAATACGATGAATCTGCTACATGGGCTTATGGTCAGCCTGTTTTGTTTGGAGATACAGTTATGGTGTTTTGTACTGTAACTGCTTTTGGTAAGTCTATGACAGCCCAGCTTCCAGTAATGGATTATCGTAATAAGGCTATACCTAACCCTGATGCGTTTGCCGTTAATACTGCTATGCAGCGTTGCTTGGCTAAAGCAATTGCCTTACATGGCCTAGGATTAAGCCTATATGTTGGTGAAGATCTTTGGGATGATGTTGTAGATTTGGGTTCGATCAATGCTGATATTGAAGAAATTAAAACGCAAAAAAACCCTGCCGAACTCAAGGTGGCCTTTGCTAAATTATACAAGAAGCATCAAGGCAAATCATCATTAGATGCTATCACTAACGCATACAACGATATGAAGGCTCAATTCAATGAAACTAGCCCAGGAACAGCCTGATAATGTTTGTTGCGAATGTGGCGCTACCTGGGGGATTCATAGGCCTAAAAACCATGAATATCGTATATGGATAGATCGGTGCGATGTGTGTTTAGATACCAGAGCCGTAAGCGATGCCTCAGAATTTGGATATTTAAAGGAAGGATGGGATGGTGGAGAGGAAATGGTGTCCTAGTTGTCAGGTTGCAAGGCCGAGTGTGGACTTTAAGCTGGTGAAGGCTGGCAAGACAAGTAGATGGAAATGTGGAGTTTGTTTAAATCGTGAAGCAGAACAAAAATATAGGAGTAACAAAAATGGAAAGTAACTACATTTATACCAAGGCTGGAACAGATATTACAGTTAGATGGAAGAAGCTGTACAACTACACTCCAGCAAGCGAGCAAGCTAAATACATCAAGAAATGGGCAGATTTCAGAGAGATGTGCGCCAGAACTTTAGATGATATTCAGCCTGTATATAACAAAGAAATCGTTAATTTAAGGTTTAAACAAAAATGATTAACAAACATTGCCTGGAAGCATTTAATAGCTTAGAGCAGCCTGCATACCATCCACAAGAGTATTTTGCGCTAGGATGGAACGCTGCGATAGATGCTATGTCAGCCGAGTTTGCGAAAAAGTGGGAAATGGATGAGCTATCTGATGTACCATTTATAACCCAGCCAATTAATGAATCAATGGAAGATAAAGAATGAAAGACTATTCAGAGATCGTAGTAGAAACAAATCGTATGTTTAAAAGCCTATATAACCACATGATTAAAGGCGAATGGGATGATGTAGCTAAGTTAGCTAACACAATGTCTAAATCTATTTCAGACCTAGAAAGTATTGCAAATGATCGAACAGGGAAGTAGTGAGTGGCACTTGCTACGGCTTGGCAAAGTAACAGCCAGCCGTATAGCAGATGTGCTATCCAAGGGTAAGTCTGGTGAGTCTGCTAGTCGTAGAAACTATCGTACTGAGCTAGTCGTACAAAGACTTACTGGCCTTCCTGGAGAGTCGTTTAGCAATGCAGCGATGGAATGGGGTACGAATACTGAGCCAAAAGCCAGAACAGCGTATGAGGTAGAAAAACAACAATTTGTAGAACAAGTTGCTTTTATAGACCACCCTAGCATAGAATGGTTTGGATGTAGTCCAGATGGATTAGTAACTGAT